ATGAACCGAAAGGACACGCGAACACTGCCGCCTCAGAAGCTTCATATAAACCTGCAACTTCAAGGTGATGAAGTAATCCGCTTCCTTGAATACAAGGAAGGCCAATTCCTCAGAAATAACTCTGAGGCTGGGCGAAAGCTGCTCTTAGAGCGACTACATGAAGTCGAGCCCGCGCCCGAGGCCGAGGCGGCGGGGACGCGCTGAAGCCCGCACACAGCCCGGCACTCTAGCGCCCGAAGGGAGGGCGCTGTCAGTACCGCCACAACCTTTTTCGGAACAACTGGGCAGGGGAAAGAAGATGGTCCTACTCACGTGCTCACCACCGTCGAGGCCAACGCGCAAGCCGCGCGCGGCCACTCCGCCTCACTCGCCCGCGCCCTCAAGCGGCTCGGCATGCGGCGCTGCTCCGAGCGGAGCGTGCGCTACCAGTCCGAAGAGGGCGCCGGCCGCCCGTCCTGGTACTGCTGCTTTTGGCGCTGGTTCCAAGCCCTTTGGCTGGTTAACCGGAAGGGCGCGGAGTTTCTTTACGAAGACTTCCAAGCCCGCGTCGAGGCTCTTCGCGCGGCTGAGGCTTCGGAGGCTCCGGCGCGCGACTGGCTCGAACAGGTCGCCCTCTGCGCCCGCGAGCACAGCGAGGCCATCGCCGAGGCCATGCTCCGCCGCGACGAGCGGGCGATCCGCGCCGAGGTGACGGACGAGATCCGCGAGCTGCGCCGGCTGCTCGCGATGCTTTCCCGCCCCGCGCCGGAGTCGGCGCGCGCCGAGGCGGCCTGAAGAGAGACGATGGTCGTCATTCAACTCATAGTCCTGCCCCCCGCGCCGGAAGAGCGCCCCGACGACCTGGTGGACGCCTCCTACGTCGCGCGCCGCTTCGGCTGCTCGCCGCGGAGCGTCTACGCGGGCAGGTGCGGCACCGGCGGCATCACGCCCGTCTCACGCGACCCGTGGAGGGCCACGCGCGCGCAGGTCGAGGCCGAGCACGCGAAGCTCGTCTCGACCGCGACGGCCGCGCGGACGGAGCCGAAGAAGCGGCTGAGTCTCGTGAGGAGAAAGAGGAGCGCCTGAAAGTTTCGGGGCGGGCCGGGTAACTCGCCCGGCCCGCCCGTTTGACGCGGCAGGAAATGCGCGGGACCGCCCCGACGGCCGAATCGGCGGGCGGCCCCCGGAGAGAAGTAAAGGGGACTTTCTCTATGTCTTTGATGATACCCGTCCACCTTATCGGCGGTAAACAATTTATCAAGGCCCGCACCCTGATGGCGGAAGTCGTCTTCGACGGCTCCGTCTTCCGGATGCAGTCGTCGAGCGGCGGCGAGGAGGATCACCTCGTCCGCTTCGACAGCCTGGAGAGCCCACTCATCTGCTCCTGCACCTGCAAGGCCGGCCGCACCGGAACCCCCTGCTGGGCGATGGCGCGGGGCCTCGACGCGCTGGCGCACCTGTCCATCGGCAGAATTCACGTACGCACGACGGGGGCGGTGCCCGCGGCCGCCCCCGTCGTCGTCGGGCCGCCGTCCCGGACGATGGCGGCCGGGATCAGCGAGCGGGGTGAACTGGTGCTGATGACGAGGTCCGCGACGCCGCTGGCGGGGATGGTTCTCAACGTCCCGTAGGGGCACACACGCCACTCACCGACTCCCGGAGAAGGAGCACACGTTTGGCTCAGGACGCGAAGGCACCCGAACCGCAATTCACGGTCGTCACGGACAGGCGGACGGCGTCGGCGGCGGTAAGGTTCTACCGCATCCGCGACTTCGAGAAGTTGCAGCACTACAAGGACCGGGCGCTCGTCTGGGTGAAGCTCTACGTCGAGCAGCTCGACGACTATGAGTTCATACAGTTGCCGGACGCGGTCAAGTACCACGTCCACGCCCTGATGCTCCTCGCCGCACGCTCGGGCAACAAGATCCCGAACGACCCCCTGTGGGTGGCGGCCCGCATCGGCGCGAGCGACCCCGTGGACCTCCAGCTCCTCTTCGCGCGCGGCTTCCTTGAGGAGTGGAGGCCGCGGCCGCAGGACGCGTACGAGCCGGGCGAGCAGTTGGAGCTTCCGGCCGACGGGCAGGCCCCGACCCCAGCCGCAGCCGGGCCGAACCCTTCCCCGCCGGCCGCTTCCGGGCCTGATAGCAACTTGCTAGCAACTTGCTATCAAGTTGCTAGCAAGTTGCTAGCACAGAACAGAACAGAACAGAGCAGAGAAGACACAGATACAGACACGGCGCCCGCTAGCGCGGAGCGCCTGTGTGAGTGCTGCGGTGTCGGTGTGCGCTCTGAGTTCTCGTTGCCGGAGGCCGCGGAACTGGTGAGGCACTGGAAGGCCGAGGGGCGGAGGGTCGGCGGCCGCCCCGTCGAGAACGTCTACGGGCTGGCGCGGACGATCCATCGCGAGGGGACGGCCGACGACGAGCTGAGGCTGCTCCTGCGGCCGCCCCCGCGGCGCCCGTTCGCCGACGAGCCGTGCCCGACCTGCTTCGGCGGGAAGCTCTACACGCCGGAGCCGGGCAAGGGCGCCAAGCCGTGCCCGGACTGCGTTGACGAGACGGGCAGGCGGACGGGCAGGCGCGCGCTGGACACCGACGCGGCCGGGCGGCCGCCGTGAGGGTGCGGGGATGGCGGCATTAACGCCGGGGGTGAGGGCCGACGCACGCAGGGCGCTCTCGCGCGTCGTCTGCCTCGGCTGTAACAAGGCGAAGCCGGCGGGGCACGTCTTCTGCCGACCCTGCTTCTGGAAGCTGACGCCGGGGCAGCAGAAGGCGCTTTACACGTTCCACGAGTCCGAGGCTTTCGCGGAAGCCTTCGCGGGCGCCCTGACGACGCTGCGGCCGCGCGCAATCGTCTACGAATTAACTTGAGCGGCCGGCGGCCGCGGCAGGAGGTGACGGCGCATGACGCCGCTGATCACGCCGGAGAAACGTGAGGCCATCGTGCGGCGCGCGGCCGAGGCGATGTGCGCGATGACGGAGCCGGTGCTGTTCGAGCTGGACCCGGTGCTCGCCGTCGGGCTCGTCGGGCAGCTCCAGATCGCCTTCCGCCACCCCGCCAACACGGGCGAGACGCGCGAGAGGTTGGAGCAGTTCGTGCGGGACCTCATCGAGCGGCTCGACCCTGCGCACGGCGACCTCCACGCGCTGCTGATGATGGGCTTCGACGCGCGGTACGACGCACCGGAGGGGGCCGATTTTCAATCCGAGCAGGTGTCAGAACGGTGAAAGCGCCGCGCCGCGGAAAACTCAGTAAAAATGCGGGTCCGGCGGGCGGCGGGGGCGTCGTGTCGCTTATGAAAACGCCGATTATAGAAAGCGACCGAACGGAGCCCCCGGCCCGGCCCCGCATCGCGCTCGTCCCGCCCGGCGCGGCCGCGCTCGACCGGCTCGCCGCGCTCGACACCCTGAACCCCGCGCGCCGCTACCTGAACACGCTCTCCGGCCCTTCCCGGCGGAGTATGCGCTCCAACCTCCGGAGGGTCGCGCGACTCCTCAACTGCCGCCTCGACGAAGTCCCCTGGGAGAGGTTGCGCGCCGACCACCTCAAGGCGCTCAGGGCCGCGATGACCGACCAGGGCCTTCTGCCCGCGACCATCAACGTGACGCTGGCGGCCTTGAGGGGTGTGGCCCGGCAGGCTTACGAGATGCGCGCGATGGAGCCGGAGGACTACCGGCTGGTCGCGCGCGTGGGGAACGTCCGCGGGGGGCGCGTCTCGGGCGCGGCCCGCGCGCTCGACGTGCGCGAGGTGGGCGCACTCCTAGAGGCGTGCGCCGCCGACAAGACGCCCGCGGGCGCGCGCGACGCCTGCCTCGTGGCGCTCCTCGCCGGGGCGGGCCTGAGGCGCGCCGAGGCCGTCGCGCTCCGCCTCGAAGACTGGAGGGCGCGCACGCACACGCTCAGGGTGCTGGGGAAGGGGAACAAGGAGCGGCTCGTCTACCTCGAAGACGGCGGGGCGCGCCGCGCGCTCCTGGACTGGCTGAAGGTGCGGGGGCGGGAGCCCGGCGCGCTCCTCGTCCCCGTGGCCGCCGGCGGCCGGCTTGAGCTGAGGCATCTGACGGGGCAGGCCGTCTACGACGCGGTCCGCAAGCGGAGAGCCCAGGCGAGCATCCGCCGCCGCTTCTCGCCCCACGCCCTGCGCCACTTCTTCGCCGACCAGGCCATCCGCGAGGGCGGCGAGGTCAAGGCCGTGTCGGAGCTTCTGGGCCACGCCTCGGTGCAGACGACCGAGATTTACTACCACGGCGGCGAGCGGGCCAAGCGGCGGGCCGCGGCGACCGTCAGGCTGCCGTATGGGGCCGGGCGCGGCCGCCGGAAGAGGAGGCGCAGGCGCAGGCGCCGTTCGTGAATCGCGGACCGTGAAACTTTGACGACTGGAGGGCCGAGCGGCATGCGACAGAGCCGGGAAAGGAACAGGGCGCGAATGTTCAGAACGGCGCTTGAGGTCTTGCGCGACAACGCGGCCGAGATGGTAGCCCACGCGAAGTACGAGGGCGAGCCGTACAGCGACGAGGCTCAGAAGCGGATGGAAGAGAAGCACGCCCCACTCACCGAGGCCCTCGCATCTTTCGACGACGCTCTTCAGGCGGCGGTCGCGGCGCGGAATGAGTTCGTCGAGGCGCTGGACCTGGAGGCCGACTTCATCCTTTTCAACCACTCGAAAGCGAAGGTGCGCTGATGAGTAAAAAGGAATGGGCGTGGTGGGCCGTGGCGGCGCTGCTCCTGCTCCTGCTCTTCGAGCCGGCGACCAGGCTCTGCGACCTCATAGTGGGGGGGCGTCGATGAAGGCCGACGAGTTAGACCGGCTCATAGACGCCCTGCGGGGCGAGCACTCGGCGGAGATAGAGGGCGGCGGCGGCGAGCCTTACGTCGTCACGTTCAAGCCCCGGACCGGCCCACGCGCCAGACACCGGCTCGAAGCGGAGACGGACGCGGAGGCCGTGCTGGAGGCGTACGCGTTTCTGAACGGAGAATAGGAGGTGTATGGGCGAGAGGGTATGTCTCGTGAGCGGCAAGGCGTGCGCCTTCAGCCGCGCCGGGGAGATTCACGGGGACAGCGACTGGGTCGTTGACGAGGGGACGCTCCTCACGAGGGCGAACAACCTGCGGCACGGCGTGGAGCGCCACAGGCGGGACGCGGCCGAGCACAGGCGGCTCGCGGAAGGCTCCGACCGTCTGGCCGGGGAGTTTGAGTCCCAGCTCGAAAACGTGCTTAGGGTCGCCAGCGAGCGCGGCATCCGGGTAGAGGGGGCCGGCGCCGAACTGGAGCGTGAGGGCGAATAGGGGGGCTTATCAGACATCCTTATAATTTAACGTATAATTATAAGGATGTCTGATAATGGGCCTTATGGTATCGAAGACGCCCTTAGTTCGTCGTCCTCGTCAACGAGCGGCACAGTCCCCTCCTAGCGCCCGGTAGACCTTTATCCCTGTAGCTGCTCCATGATGTCTGCGAGTTCACGCGGAATGAGACGCACCCTTTGCAGGCTTCTACGAAGGCGGTGTGGATAGATGACATTCTGTCCGCCTAGAGCCTGCTGGTACAAAGGCATCAAGTGATGACCGTTGCGGTCTATCATCCATCTAGGATACTCAACTACCTTCCCGTTTGTGAATGTAACTGCATGAGGCGTTGTTTCCCCTGCCGTTAGCCCGGTAATTAGGGGTTCTACCTGTGACCGGATTGTGCTCGCGATAGACTGTAGTTCTGTTTCAGACAATGTACGTATAACATGTTCATTCCCCAGTGAAATGCTCACTCCCGGGACCGGCGGGGCCGTGCCTTGCTCAAGCAGCACTCCGAAGACCACGAACGGGTCGAGCAGATAATTTTCAATGTTGTATCTGCTCAAGACGTATACCCGCGGCGCAGGGGTGTTGTTAGTGTCGTGATCAATAATTCCCCGAAATAATTGGTCTAAAGGCTCCTGGTCGAACTTCTCAACCCATTGAGTGACTACGCTCATTCCTCCTCCGACTTTCCCCCGTCCCCTGCCTCGTGACGCCGGCATGAAGACAATGCTTGGCGACGGCTTTATCGCTCTGGGGTCACGACTGGGGCCGTAATCAGACAGGATGTCTCTGATGGCGCTGTAAAAGTCAACGTCATCCTCATCCTCCACGAGCACATAACGAGTGCCGGGAGAGACGATGACCATCCCGGCCGTGAGTAGCCCAATGGCATGCGCCTTTGATTTAGCTTGGGATATCCGCGGTGCGGTCCGCGACATCTCGAACACTGATCCCTCGGGCGCCAACGCCACGGTCGAGGGGGAGTGCGTCGTCATGATGACTCTGATTTTGTACTGGTCGACGAATACTTCCTGTATGACATTCATGAACTGGCGCGCCATCGAAGGGTGGAGGTGGGCGTCCGGCTCGTCGAGAAGAAATAGGCGGGGAAAATGGCCGTGATTCTGCGAGTTGTACAGCCAAAGGAATAACCTGAGTATCAATTTTTCTCCTGAAGAAAGTTCCACCGGTAACAGCGGTATTCCTGTCCGCGTGTCTTCCAAGCGAAAAACGTATCCCTGCTCAAGTTTCGTCCCTTGCGGAGAGATCGCCCGATAGGGGAACTCTGCGGCTTGCAGGGTCTCATTTAAAACATCCCAGGGGGCGGGTGGGAGAGTGGTAGTAACCTCTTCGTTCAAGTCTTTTCGCTCAAGCTCTTCCATTAACCTTAATCTGTGGGCGAAGAAGACGTAGGTGATGCCCGAGATCACATCTACCTCCTCAAGCATGAAAGAGAAATCATCAGGCAGCTTCTCTAAGACCTGATTTAAGGTCACATTGCCGATTGGTGTGGCTGCTAGATTGAGTGGGGCTCCTACTAAGCGTTCTAGCCGCGCCCGTTTGGAGCTTATGGTCAGACTGTTTCGGCTTTGCAGATTACTGACCAGATTTACCTTTGTCCGCTCTAGTTCTGAAACCCCGACTCCCGTAGTGCTCTTTATATCCCACTCATCCGACAAGTAAGCGACTTCATCCGGGCCAAATGTGTCGCCGGTAACTGTGAAATGCATCTGATTAATTATGTGAGAGTGGTGCTCGTGCGCCGTGTTAGTGAGCTTATATGCCAGTAACTCAAGCAGTTGGGTCTTGCCGGACCCGTTTACTCCCGTCAGCACAGCAAGAGGCGGGATGTCCTTCCAGACAATATGGTTGATAGACTTGTAGGCTACCGAGTCGGGGCCGCCGATTTCTATGGTTAACGGGGTTAGAGAGGTGGTTGAAGTGGCAAGTGGTAAGTTAGGTGTAGTCACTTCTTTTAGCCCTCGATCGAGGCAGGCTCATACAACAAGGTGGATAGCAAAAGACGCGGGCGCGTATCATAGACCGTCTTAGGTCGCTTACTATACATCGTTAACGACCGCGTACGTACCACTACTTTGTAAAACGCTACTGATAAGACCTTTTATGGTAGAGGGGGCTTTACCCACAAGGTCAAAGTAAGCAGAGACCTTATATACCACTTTATGGTCAGACTTTATGGTCAGGCCGGAAGGGGGCGCGAAAAGTCTGTGCGCCGGTTCTGTGTGCTGCCCTTCTAATTCATGCTGTTGTTATTTTCACACGGGGCGAAGTGAGTCGAATAGGCTTGGTAAACAACGCAGTAGCTAGTCACATGTGCCTTGCCAAAAATGTCCTCGTATTGCAACACCCCCCACGCATACAGGTGCTTCTGTCCTTTGGAAACTGCTGCGAAGGTACTTTCATCCAGAACCACATTCGATGGGGCGAAAGTGGCAACCTCAGCGTCCGGTGCGATGGTCGCGGCGCTCATGCTCCCCCGAACGGTAACGGAGGCACCATCGGGTACTGGACTATCTCTAATTTGAACCTCCGATGTGATACGGGCATTTCGGGCAGGGGTATTCCCCTTGTTCGCCATGATAAAATTTACTATTGGCATCTCACCGACCTTCATTTCTTTAGCCATCTGAGCTCCGGTGACTATGACCCATGCACGGTTCTCAATTTCGCGGGTTTCTTTTGCGTCCTTGAGGCTTTCCATCACCGCCTGCCATTGCTTGGAAGAATAGTAAGTGGAAAAGGCGGTGAAAATGGCTACCGCGCCGCTAAAGATGAGCGTCAACACGATGTTGAGCTTGTCTATCTGCCAGTATGGGTTGGCCGGCTGCTGATAGTTCTCGCTGCGGTATGCGTGCTTTGCGGGCTGTAGTTTCTGCTCTTCTTCGGGCTGTAGGGGCCTGAGGTTGTCGGGCGTTGGGGCGTCGGTCCTAACCGTCTGACCGGCGGATGGCGTATGGCTCTGCTGCGGCTGGCGCTTGGCGTGGCGTTGCTTGTTCTTAGTTGGTCTTCGACTTGGCATGGCTTAGACCTCATTTGGGAGAGAAAGTAAAAATACTCGGCCCAAAACGTTGGCTCGATGCTGGGTTCATAGATGGATTGAATAAGGTAGCACACATTACGGCTCAGGATTTTGCACAGGACTTCACCAACCTGCGCCATCTCGCGGCTGTTAGATAATTGAAATGGAAGCACTGACACTTACTCAGCCTTAGGCGGCGTTGAAAGACTCGGACGGGGTTTGATGATTAGGGCGTTATGAGTTGATAGCCCTCGGGAGTTAACAGAAGGGGAGTATACTTTCCGTTCGGGGGCTCCTCAAGGCGCCAGTTATTAGTTCTGGTAACTTGCCCGGAACGTGCTGAATAGGTGAGGTCTTGCCGGCCACTCCGTCCCGGATCGGCCTCAAAATTCTTCCCAACCCGAGCCCGGAAAAAAACTATTACTCGCCGTGATACAGTTCGGCGGACGATTCCGCGTTACCAGGTGGGAAGGATTTCGGTAAACTCGGGGCGGCCTCACCCGCGAGCGGGCGCCCCCGAAAGTAACCTCTTAGCAGTTATTAAGGAGAGTCATTATGAGCGCAACCGCAACCGACAAAACGACCATCAGCCGCGACCAGTTCAAGCGCGTCGCCGAGAAGGTCGCGAAGGAGGCGCCCGCGATATTGAAGGCGCGCGACAAGTCCGACAAGGCGATGGACAAAAAGAGCGCCTTGCTACGGGCGCTCTACTTCAGTCTCCGCGAAAAGCTCGGCCTCCCGGCCGAGAAGTTGACCACGATGGGGTTCAAGACTTACGAGCGCGCCTACCTTGAGGCCGTCTACACGCTCGCTTATGAGCGGGCGAAAGAACCCTTCGACTACGAAAAGGCGGTGGACGATTTTATGTCGAAGGCACTGCGCTAAGCCTTTCGAGTGCGACCCATTTCTTGCCGGCGTCGCACTCCTTCTTCGTCCCCTCGCACACCTCGAATCCCGTGACGGGGTGAACCTCCCAGGCGGTCGCCCTCGGCATATGTTCAAAATGGGCGTGCTGGCTGTCCCACATCAGCCAGCCCGTCACCCTCACGTAAGTCTTCGTTTTAGCCATTGTTTTGAGCCTCGGGAGTTTCCAATTCGCGTTGCGGGAGCGCGGGCTCATCTCGACCACCAGGGATTGCTCCATGTCGCCCGCCTTCGTGGCGACGATGTTAAGGTGGAAGTCGTTGTTTTCGTCGCCTTTTATACCGCAGTTGCAAGCTTCAGCGGTTTTGGTAACTGCGGCATGTATCAGGTAGCCTTTGATGGCGACCGCCGTCCCTTCCCCGATGTCTCTAAGCGGCTTACGGTCCGCGCCCATCTTCCACCTCTTAGGACTCTGTTCGTTCAGTTCTATCACGTCCGCAATAGACCACTCCTCGACGGCGGACGCCTTCGGGGAACGCGTCTGATTCTTGAACCTGTTGAGATTCGGGTCGCCGCCGCAGCCTTGCTCGGGACACTCGGCCAACGTTGCCACGCAGGGCGTTTTCTTACGTCTTTGGGCTTGCGAGTTTGTGTAGAGAAACGGCAGGACAAGGCAGAGCAAGAGAAGCGATAGGAGAACCCTTCTGTGCATATTTCCCCGCTTTCCGACAGACCGCGTGAAGCCTTTGAAACGGGGCTGGTGTATGCTAAATTGCGGCAGTCAAGTGCTACACCGGGGCTGCTAAAACCGTTCCAGCGATCCGTCACAATCTCAGAACGAGTTAACAGCCCCACCCTTTACTTACTACCCACTTAAATATCACACCTTCAATAATCCGACAACGAAGAGCACATTCTATCGTACCCCCGTTCCTAGATCGCCGCTCGCCGGAATTTAGGCTGCGGGACTGTTACTTTTTCACACGCTTCGGTATATTACTTGCCTGCACCCCTCACGCGGTCAGGCGGTGCGCAACTTTCCCCATGCTCATCTAACCGACAAGCGAAAGGACCTCTAATGAGCAGCCGCAAGTGTCCTCAATGTGGACTCGTCAATTTTGCCGGCGAGCCGTCGTGTAAGCGGTGCGGCGCCGACCTTTCAGCGGCCGAGGCTGAACCCGAGAAGACGCCGGGGGCGGCCTCGGCCGCGGCGCGTAACCCGAGCCTCGACCCGTGCCCGGACTGCTCCTGGATGATCTCCCGCAAGGCTGAGGCGTGCCCGAGGTGCGGCCGCTTCATCCAGCGGCTCGGGGCCGTGACGGTGGACCGCCGGGGCTGGGCCGGGACTATCGCCGCGGGCATCATCTTGATCGGTGTGCTATGGGCGCTGGTCGTCATCTTGCTCTTCGTCTTGGCCGGTGGGCCGGGGCGGTTGTAAAGGGTCCAAAAATCTCCCGTTGATTAACAATGGGAAACAACGGAGGCCGTACTCACGCGGCATCTAAGCACCGGCGGAGGGGCCGATGTCTGGACAAGATAATGGGGGGCGACGGGTAGGAGAGCGGCGACGCTCGACGGCCCGTGACGAAAATACGCGCCTGCGCGCTCTGGAGCGCGTCATGCGCGATTTCATCCTCTACGTGCGCGACAAGCCCCGTGATTTGTTCGCGCCGCGAACGCTGGCGATGGTGGACGAGTCTGAGATCATCGTCGGGGAACTTGACCAGTTACGATCCGAGGGGGGGCCGAAGCTTCCCGCGACATAATTCTCCTCATTTTCCTTAGTAAATAACGAAATCTCGCCCCCGCCATACTCTACGTGTGGCCGGGAGGACTCTCTGGTCGAATACCTCTGCCTCGCCGTTCACGCCGCCATCCAGGAGTAAGAGCAAGGAGTATCCGCTGAACATGAGCGCCGTCGCCATACAGCAACCCGCCGCCGAGCAGGACGTAGCAAGCCACGTCATCCCCGCCGGCGTCCCCCATTTCAAATCCTTCGAGCACATCACCGACCCGCGCGTCCGCCGCGCGAAGGAATACGAGCAGACGCTAGAGATCGCGCTCGCGCTCGGCAATTGCCCGCCCGAGTATGCCGGCCGGCTGAAGAAGGAAATCGAATGGGCGCGCGCCGAGCAGACGCGCGACCAGAACGTTGACCGCGAGGCCATCTATCGGGCCGTGCAGTTCCCGCTAACGCGCTCTGAGATCGCCGAGGACACGGGCCTGCCCGCCTCGACCGTGTGGAAGCGGTTGCAAGAGCTGTTAGACAGCGGCCGCGTGCGTGAGACGAAGAGGCCGGTGCAGGGCAATAATAAATTCGTCCTCATCTACTCCAAGAATCCCATCCTCCCCTGAAGGGGCGCAGTTTTCCTCAGTAAATAACGACAGTTTTTCTCGCCTACTCTCTTCGGTGTGAAGGGGGGCGGGCGCGCATGTGCTGAGCGGCAGTCCGCACGCCAACTATAAGCGGCAATGAAGACCGCAGCCGCGCCTGTCCCGCCCTCCCTTCACTAATCAGCTCGAAGGGAGTTCACCCGTGCGCAAGCTCATCACCGTCCTCGGCGTCATCGCCGCCGCCGCCCTCAGTCTCAATCCGAAAGACCTCCGCCGCGGCATCCCCGCCCGCGGCTCGTTCTCCGCGCGTAAGACGGTCCGGGGCCTCGCCTTCGTGGCGGCCGCCGGGCTCCTCTTCTCCGCGTGCGGCGAGAAGGAACTGCGGGCCGGCGCCCTCGCGCGCGGCCTGGCCGCGCGCGAGGGCAAGACCGAGCTGAGCGCCCTGGTGCGCGACCAACTCATCACTGGGGACGAGGCCGCGTCCGTCCGCCCCATCATCGAGCGCCTGGAGAAGACCTCGGAGTCGGCCGACCAGCGCCTCGTCGGCTTCGACCGGCTCGACGGCGCGGGCAAGCTCACGCTCGTCTCCGGCTTCGTTGACGACGGGGCCGAGATTGCCGCCGACTTCGACGCGCTCAAGATCAAGAACGAAAAGGGGCGGCAGCGGATTAACAGGATCGTCGGGCACGTGAGGCGGGCTAACGCCGCCTTCAGGATCGTCCGGGCGGCCATCCCCCCGAAGAATTAAGCCGATGCCGGGCCAGAAGAAACAGCACTGGGTTATCGCGACCTTGCAATGGGCAGGGCCGCTCGTGCTGTCCTGCGTCGTCGCCTACGGCTCCGTGCAGTACGCCCAGGGCTCCAACGCGCAGCGGCTCGCCACCGTCGAGCGCGACATCCAGAAGGCCACGGCCGAGCACTCGCATTACGTCACGCGCGACGAGTTCAAGTTGATCCTCGAAGACCTGAAAGAGATCAAGTCGGACGTGCGCGAGGTCAGGCGTTCGTTAGCGAGATGACTGAGGAAGTGAGCGAATGAACCTCACGCGAAACATCATCATCTGGGCGACGGCCGGGCTCGTCGCCTATGACGTTTGGGCCGCGGTCAACAACCGCGAGGGCGACACAATCTCGGAGGTCATCACCGCGGCCTCGAAGCGCCGACCCGTCATCGCCTTCGTCGCGGGCGGCTTGGCCGGCCACCTGTTCTGGAGTCAGGAAGGCCCCCGAGCGCCTCGCGCGGCGCCCGCCGCGCCTGACGTTCAGTGAGGAGATGAGACGGGATGCATGCACCCAACGCCTGTGACGATTGCGGTAGGAAGAGCCCCACGCTCTACGAACGCGACCGCCTCCTCATCTGCATCTACTGCCTGCCCGACGAGGCGGTGATCGGCCTGGGCGCCCTCCGCTCCATCAAGGCGGCCGTGACGGGCGTCGTCAACATCGAGCGCCGTCGGCGCTCTCTGGCGGGAGGCCCTTCGAGGAAATGAGCGGGCGGAAGGAATACGCCCGCGCGCCCGAGGTCGAGGCGATAGCCGAGGGGCTGATTGACCTCTGTCACCCGCACCTTCACGGCGTCCGCATCGAGTACCTGTGGACGAACAAGCCGCCCGTCGTCGGCGGCCGGCCGCGAGCGGCGGTCATGCGCAAGGTCACGGGGCTCTATGCCTTCCTCGCCACGTCCGGCGCCGAGGGCGAGCCGCGGCCCTTCTTCGTGATGGAAGTCTGCCGGCCCATCTGGCTCGCCCGCTCGGCAGAGTGGCGGGTCGCGCTGGTGGATCACGAGCTGAAGCACGGCGGACACGACGAAGGGCGGGGCACTCTCTTCATCGTGCCGCATGACATCGAGGAGTTCGACGACGTGGCCGCGCGACACGGGGCCTGGGATGACGGGCTCGTCAGTTTCGCCGCGGCGCTGGCCGCGGGCGAGGAGGGGAAGACGCCGCTGGCGTCAGACGCCCCGTTGAAAAACAATAGGTATCAACGCCATGCCGTTCAGACCGGGGCACAGCGGAAATCCGAATGGAAGGCCGCCCAAGTTCAGGGCGCTCACTGACCTCCTCAGCCTCCGCGGCGACGCCCAGGTCACTCTCGACGGCGAGAAGTTGAGCGGCGGCGAGCTGCTCGCGCGCCTCCTGTGGCAGATCGCGACGACGGGCAAGGCGAAGTTCCCCGACGGCACGGAGTTGATCGTCGGGCCGAAGGATTGGCTGGAGACGGTGAAGTGGCTTTACGTCCACATAGACGGCCCGGCGCCGAAGCCCGAGCCGGAAGACCCCGACGACGAGTTGACGGATGAAGACCTCGAAGCCATGTCGGACGCCGAACTCGAAGCCCTCATCAAGCGCAGGCAAAGGCGCAAAGGCGCCGGGCGCGGCAAGTAAGAGGCGGGGGCGTGCGCGGCCCCTCGACCAGTACGAGCGCGCGTCCGCGGCGGACATCGCGCGCGCGGTCCGGGAGCTGAGGCGGCGCCGCCGGAAGAAGAGCAAGGGCACTCGCTCTTTGACATTTATCGAGTTCGTTCAACTCGTTAAGCCTTCCTATCAGTGGTACAAGCACTGCCTCGTCCTGGCGGCGGTGCTTCAGAAGGTTGCCGACGGGAAGATCAAGCGGCTGATGATCTTCATGCCGCCCCGCCACGGCAAATCGGAGCTGGCCTCACGCCTCTTCAGCGCCTACTTCCTTTACCTCTACCCGGAACGCTTCGTCGGCCTCTCGTCTTACTCGGCCGGCCTCGCCAACACGCTCTCGCGCGCCGCGCGCGAGAACTACACGCTGGCCGGCGGCGGCCGCTCGGGCAAGGCGAACGCGGTCAAGCAGTGGGAGACGGACAGGGGCGGCGGCTTCTGGGCGACCGGCGTCGGCGGCGAGGCGACGGGCAAGGGCTGGCACCTCGGGATAATTGACGACCCGCTGAAGAACGCCGAGCAGGCCGGGTCTGAGGTCATCCGGGAGAAGCAGCGCGAGTGGTACGCCTCGACGTGGTACACGCGCGAAGAGCCCTGGAGCAATAAGGACCCGCACGGCGCGCTCGTCGTCATCAACACACGCTGGCACGAAGACGACATCTCGGGCTGGCTGCTCGCCGAAGAGAAGAACGGCGAAGAGCCCGAGCGGTGGCACGTCGTCAGCTTCGAGGCGATTAAAGAGGCCGAGCCGCAGACGTTCCCCGAGACCTGCACGGTCGAGCCCGACTGGCGCCAAGCCGGCGAGGCGCTGTGCCCCGAGAGGCGCCCGCTCGACAAGCTCAAAAAGATTGCGGGGCGCGTCGGCGAATACTTCTGGAGCGCGCTCTATCAGCAGCGCCCCGGCGCGAAAGAGGGGACGAAGTTCAAGCGCGAGAACTTCGAGATTCTACCCGCGCCGGCGCGGGCCGAGTTCGTCTCATTCGTCCGCTACTACGACAAGGCGGGGACGAAGGACGCGGGATGCTTCACCGTCGGCGCGCTGCTCGGGAAGACGCACCAGGGCGTCTTCTGGGTCCTCGACGTGGTGCGCGGGCAATGGGCCGCACTGGAGCGCGAGGAGATCATCCTTAATACGGCGAAGGCCGACCGCGCCATGTATGGCCCCGGCGTCGTGACGTGGGTCGAGCAGGAGCCCGGCTCAGGCGGTAAAGAGTCGGCCGAGGCGACCGTCAGAAAGCTCGCGGGCTTCATCGCCTACGCGGAGCGCGTGAGCGGCGACAAAGCTTTCCGCGCCGAGCCCTACTCGGCACAGGTGGCGCGAAAGAACGTCAAGCTGGCCGAGGCGGCGTGGAACGGCGGCTTTATCACGAGGCACTGCGCCTTCCCGCGGGGGAAGTACAAGGACGAGATCGACGCCGCCGGTGGCGCCTTCAACAAAATCTGCGGCGAGCAGACGGTGGAATTTTACTGATGAAAAAGAAATCTCTCAGGAGCCGGGCGGCGAGCGCCCTCAAGTCTTTCGTCTTCGACTCGGGGAACCCCGACCACTGGTCCTCGGGCGGCGGCGCCAACTGGCTGAAGATGCCCGACGGCAACCTCAACACGGGGCGCGTCAACGTGTGGGCCAGCTCCCTCGTCGTGGCCTGCTTGGCGTGGGGCGCGCGCAACCTTCGCCAAGCGCAGATCACGCTCCTTAAAGAGACGGCGCCGAAGAAATACGAGCAGATCGCCTCCCACCCGGCGCTCGACCTGCTGAAGCGCCCGAATCCTCACTACTCGGCGAAGGCCCTCTTCATCGGCGCCTACCTCTCATACCAGCTCGACGGCAACGGCTACATCATCAAGGTAAAGAACGCCCGCGGCTTCGGCCTGCCGGTCGAGCTGTACTACGCGCCGCACTGGTGTATGCGGCCCGTCTACACGCCCGGCAGCTCGACCTGGATCGACTACTACGAATACACCTTCGAGGGGAAGCTGTGGCGCTTCGCGCCCGAGGACGTGATCCACATCAAGCAGGGCGTGGACCCGTTCAACCCGCGCCTGGGCTACGCGCCGCTGAAGAGCGTGCTGCTGGAGATATTCACGGACGAGGAGGCGGCGAAGTTTACCGCGTGCCTGCTGAAGAACATGGCCGTCCCCGGCCTCATCATCTCTCCCGACGGCGGCGCCGGCACCCAAGTCTCGATTCAGCCCGAGCAAGCTAAGAACCTCATCGAGAAGTTCAAGCGGCGCTTCGGCGGGAAGAATCGCGGCGAGCCCTTCGTCTCGACCGGCCCGATCAAGGTGCAGACCGTCGGCTTCACGCCCGACGAGCTGAACCTCGAAAGCGTGCGCAAAATCCCGGCCGACCGCGTCGTCGGCGTGCTGGGCATCCCCGGCGCCGTCGTGGGCCTCGGCTCGGGGAACGAGGCGGCAACCTATAACAACCTGCGCAGCTATCAGCGTCAGGCGTTCGAGCAGCACCTCGTCCCCGTGTGGGATGACTTCGCCGAGGAGTTGACCGACCAGCTCCTGCGTGACTACGACGACGACCCGGCGCTCTTCTTCGACTTCGATACTTCGGAGGTGGCGGCGCTCAGGGAAGACGAGGACGCGATTCACAAGCGCGCGAAGGAAGCCCTCGACGCGGGCGGCATTACCGTCCAGCAGTATCAGTCCATGCTCGGCCTGCCGGTGGACCCTCTCGCCAACTATTACCTCCGCATCTCGTCTAAGGCCCCGGTAACTCCGGAGGGCGCGGCCGAGCAGGCGTCGCTCGGGCTCTTCTCGGCCTTCTTCACGACGCAGGAGCGGCTCGGCGACGGGCAGGGGGCGCCGGGCGCTCAGACGCCTCAGCAGCTCGCGCAGAAGGCGCTGGCGGCCATCATGGCGGCTCAGATGAAGCGGCTGCCGCCTTCCCCGGCCGAGCGCACCGTCGCGGCCGGCGGCGCCTTCAAATCTCTGGAGGACGATGTCGAGCAGACGCAGAGCGAAGCCGCGCCCCTCTTCGCCGAGGCGCTGCGCGCAGCCTTCGTCGGCATGGCGGCCGACGTGCCCGCGGAGGTGGCCGCCGTCGGCGCCCTGACGGACGCGGCGAAGGCCGCCGAGATCATCGGCACCCGCGTCGTCGGCCGCCGCGTCGAGCTGTTCACGACGGCCTTCGGCGAGATGCACAGCCGCATCGAGGAAGAGGCCAAGGCGCACGTCCGTCGCGGGCTCCAGACGGAGGCCGTGAACAACGACGCCTCCCAGGCGGGCATCGCCGGCAACAACGCCGCGCGCGTCGCGGCCTACACCTCAGACCTCAAGCAGCAGACCGTTACGGCCGTGAGGGAGGCAATCCTCGCGATGGAGGAGGGCGCCACCCACGAGCAGATCGTCAAGCGCATCTCTCAGCACGTCTCGGGGCGGCAGATGTATCCCGGCGTCTTCGACCAGGCGCGCAAGGCCGCGCTCGTCAACGGCGCGACCGAGGCCGCGGCGGACGCGGCCGGCGAGGAAGCCGCCATCCTGCACCGGGCTCAGCTCATCGCCGAGACCGAGACCCGCACCTGTGCGAATTATGACTTGATCGAGACGCTGGGCGCGGCCGGCGTGGAGAAGCTTCTCGTGCATGACGGGGCCGACTGTGGCTGGGAATACCACGACCAGGATAAGAAGGCTGATGGTATGATTGTGACGCTCGCCCAGGCGCGCCGCCACCCCCTCAGCCACCCCCGCTGCCGCCGCCGTTTCACTCCCCTGACGGACGGCGGACAACCGGCGAGGGCCTGACAGGCGGCGCACCTCTCCGTCGAATCAAACATCTTTTCTTTAGGAGCTAACGATGGACGAACTTCTGTATTTCGGCGACGCGGTGAAGGCCCTCGGCGGGGGCAAGGTGGGCGGCTACCTCGTTCGATTCAGCACGGCCAACGATCCCGACCTCGCGCGGGACTTCTTCACGCGCGAGACTGACTACGACCTCCAGCCCGAGACGAAGACGGCAATCTACTTCGACCACGGCCTCGACCCCGTCATCAAAAAGCGGGTGCTCGGCCGCGCCTCGATGAAGGTTGACGAGGTGGGCGTGTGGGTCGAAGGCGTGCTGGAGATGCGCGACGACTACGAGCGCAGCATCTACGACCTCGCCGAGAAGGGGAAGCTGGGCTGGTCTTCGGGGACGGCGCCGCACCTGGTCGAGCGGAAGAAAGTGGGGGGCTCGAATCAGATCATCCGCTGGCCGCTCGGGCTCGACGCCAGCCTGACGCCGACGCCGTGCGAGTTCCGCAACGCGGCCGTCTCGCTCAAGCGGTACACCGCGGAGCGCGCCGTTAAGAACGTCTTCGAGCAGGCCGTCGAGGAGCGTTCTGAGTCATACGCGGAGAGGGCGCGCGACCTCTACTCGCTGACCGAGACGCTGCTCTCCCTGATGTATCAGCTTCAGTGGGTGGCGATGAGCGCCGAGGGGACGGACGTGCAGATCGACCTGGAGGGGAAGGTCGAGGAAATCCTCGCCGGCTTCGCGCCGGCCGCGCGCACGGCCGCGCTGCGCATGGTCGGCCTCGGCGGCGAGGCATCAGCAAAGTCGGCGGGCGCCGCTTCATCCACAAATAATTCTTATGGTAAGCTCGACGTGAGTTTACCTTTAGTCACCCACTCCAAAGCGGTTCGAGATGCCGCGCGTGGGCTACTTGTTCGCATGCAGGAATTGCACGAACAACGGCAACGCGAGGGCAAGAGCCGCACCTTGAACGACCACCACACTCAGACCGCGGAGGACATCGCCTCCGACCTCGAAGCGGCCGCGAAGGCGGCGCGGGGGCTGGCCTCTGACGTGAAGTCGCACGAGTCCATGCGGCGTGCCCGCGTTGAATATCAACGCACGGTGGCGCGCGCCCTGGGCGCGCGCTGACCGTCAGAGGAGACAGCCAATGGCAACGAAACTTCAGCTCGCCATCAAGCGGCGCGACGAGTTACAGACGAAGGTCGCCACCGCCTTCAAACGCTACGACGATGCCGGTGAGAACGACGACACGTCGGCGGTCGAGTCGGAAATCACGGCCACCAACGCGGAACTGAAATCGGCTCAAGACGAGGTGGAACGCCTGACGCGCCTCGAAGAGATGCGCGTCGCCGAGGGCGACCAGACGAAGGGCATCACGCGCCCCGGCGCGGCCGGCGGCGTCGCGGCGCCCTCGGGCGGGGGCGCGAACGGCGGCGGCTCCGCCGAGATCAAGAGGCTGGTGAGCGCGTCGCGCGTCGGCTCCCTCAAGCACCTCTCCCGCCTCCCCGGCCTCGGGTCCGGCGAGGCTGACGAGTGGGCCTACAAGTTCGCCCGCTGGTTCCTGGGCTCCGTCGGCAACATGGCCTCGCACGCCGAGTGGGTCAAATCAATCGGCATCGAGATCAAGGCGCAGCAGGAGTCCATCAACACCGCCGGGGGCTTCCTCGTCCCGCACGAGTTCGGCACGCGCCTGATAGACCTCACGGAGCAGTACGGCGTCTTCCGCCCGAACGCCTACCCCGAGCCGATGAAGCACGACACGAAGAGTATCCCGCGGCGCCTGGGCGGGACGCAGTTCTTCTTCACCGGCGAGGGGCAGGGCGGCCGTGAGTCGGAGATGAGGGGCGACCGCGTCCAGCTCGTCGCAAAGAAGATCAAGGCCATCGTGCTGCGGTCTGACGAGGTGGACGAGGACGCGCTCGTGAACTGGGGCGATATGCTGGCGGGTGACATCGCGGGCGCGGCCGCCGAGAAGGAAGACCTCTGCGGCTTCAACGGCGACGGCGCGAGCGAGGAATACGGGGGCATCGTCGGCGTCAGGTTCAAGCTCCTGAATATGTCCTCGAATCGCTCTCACATCGCCGGGCTCGTCGTCGGCTCGGGGCCGACGTGGGGCGATCTCGTCCTCGGCGACTTCAGCCGCCTCAAGGGCCGGCTCCCGGCTTACGCCTTCCGCCGCGGCACGCCGAAGTGGTACTGCTCCCAGACCTTCTGGTCGGAGGTGATGGAGCCGCTCGCGCTCGCCGCCGGCGGCACGACCGCGGCCGAGGTCCAGCGGGGCACCGACAAGATGTTCCTCGGCTACCCCGTCGAGACGGCTGAGGTCTTCCCGCAAGTCACGGCGCCCGACGACATACCCGTCATCTTCGGGAGCCTCCTGCTGTCGAGCACCTTCGGCGACCGCCGCCAGATGACGCTCGCCACGTCCAACGAATACAAGTGGGCGGAGGACATGATCGCCATCAAGGCGACGGAGCGTTTCGACATCAATAACCACGACCTCGGGAACGCCGACGCCGTCGCGGAGAATCGCAAGGCTGGCCCCGTCGTCGGGCTCGCCACCGCCGCCGAAGAGTAAGCGCCACGCCCTTGTGGTTTGAGTCGAGACCTGGAGGGGTGCGGTTAAAACTGCGCCCCCCGTAGAAAAGGAGAACGCAGTTGATCGAAGCTCAAAACAATAAGGTCGTAATGATTACACCGTCGGCGGCCCCCGTGGACAACGGCGCCATCACGACGACGGCGATTGACACGCTCGGCGCCGCCTACCTGACGGTCTACGTCGCGGTGCTCTCGATAGACGCCTTGATGACGGCGCTCAAGCTGAGGGAGTCTGAAGCGAGCGACCTGACGGGCGCCGTTGACGTGCCCGGCTCGATCTTCGGCGCGGCCGGGGCCCCGGCCCTGCCCGGCGCGGCCGACGACGGTAAGGTCTACGCCTTCCACATGGACCTGCGCGGCCGCCAACGCTACCTCGACCTGGTGGCGGGGGCGGGCGACGGCGCGGCGGGCACGTCCGTCTTCGCCTGGGCCGAGCTGTCGCGCCTGTCAGAGATGCCCTCGACGGCCACCCAGCGCGGGCTGGCCGGCGAGCTGTTCGTGCCGAAGCTGTAACCCTTCCCCCACAGCGCGGCACAAGCAGGGGCCGGGCGAAGTTCAATCTTCGCCCGGCCCCTGCTCTTTTCCTAATTCCGCCTTTTTTCCTCAGTAAATAACGACAAAAAAATCCGCCTATCCTCAGACCGTCGAGAACGGCGTCCGCGCCGGTGTGTCACTTGAACTTCAAACCGAGGATTCCGAAATGGTCAAAGTCATTTTAGAGAGGCCCTACAACCGGCTGAAGGAGGGCGACGCGATGACTGTCACGCGCGGCGTCGCCGAGCAGCTTATCAAGCGCAAGATCGCCCGCCCGGCCGAGGACGGCGACGGGAAGAAGGACAAGCGACCGCGCAAGTAAGCGGCGCCGGGTCTCTTCGGCTGGGAGTACTTGGATGGATTACTGCTCACTAGATCAACTGGTCGGGAGGCTCGCGGAGGGCGAGACGGGGGAGATGAGCGGCTACCTGCCGCAAGCCTCGTCCGAAGAGGACAAGTCCGCGCTCGCCGAACTCATCACCCGCGTCTCGCGCCGGATCGACGCTTACGTCACCGACGCTCAGGCCGAGAACTTCTTCGCGCCGTCGCCGGCCGAGGCGAGCGAAGGGACCTTCTACGGCGACGGCTGCTCTTACCTCTGGCTCCCCGAGTTCGTGCCCGGCTCCGTCTCAAAGCTCGCCGGCCTGCGCGGCGTCGAGATCACGACGTTCGTCGAGCAGCCCACCGGGCTCCAGCTCGCCGACGCCGACGGTGTGCTGACGCGCGGCGCCGTCTTCGGCGACGGCGTTCCCTACAAGGTGACGGCGCGCTTCGGCTTCGCGGCAATCCCCGCGGACATCAACGAAGCTGCGCTTCAGCTCTGCGTGAGAACCTACCGGAGTAAGGACGAGGGCTTCTCGGGTGTGATCGGGTCCATGCGTAACGACGGCGCGATCATCGAGCGCGCGATGCCGGTCGCCGTGAAAGAAATCCTCGAAGTGCACCGGCGCAAGTACCGCGGCCGCAGGATCGACTTCGCCTGATGAGTTCACTGCGCGCCAGGGCGAGGCTCGCGTTGCGGGAGGCGGAAGTCGTCTTCGCGCAGGAGGTGGGCGCCGCCTTCACGCAACTCGGCCGCGACCTCGCCGAGCGCGTGCGCTCG